CCATGAAGACGCTGCTCGCAATCCTCAAATTGTTCCCCGTGATTCTGGAAGCGGTCCGCGCCATCGAGGCGGCCATCCCGCTGCCCGGGCAGGGGAAGAAGAAACTGGATCTCATCCTGGAGATCCTCAAATCGGCCTACGATGCCAGCTCCGATCTGGCCAAGGAGTTCAGTTGGCAGAAGCTGGTCGCCATCGTCGTGCCGATGATCGCCCGGATCGTGGACCTCCACAACGAACTCGGGCTGTTCACGAAGTCTCCGGGACCCGCCCAATCATGAACGCTCTGCAGGTCCGTGCGTGGCCGGTCGAAAAGCTGATCCCGTACGCCAGGAATGCGCGCACGCACAGCGCGGAACAGGTAGCCCAGATTGCGGCGTCGATCGCCGAGTTCGGGTTCGTCAATCCTGTTTTGATCGGTCCGGACAACGTGATCATCGCCGGCCACGCACGCCTGCTCGCCGCCCGAAAGCTGGGCATGACCGAGGTTCCGGTCATCGTCCTCGATCACTTGACTGAGACGCAGCGCCGCGCGCTGGTTCTGGCCGACAACCGGCTGGCGCTCAATGCCGGCTGGGACGAGGAGATGCTGCGCGTCGAACTCGAGGCCCTGCGCGAGGAGGACTTCAACCTCGAGTTGTTGGGCTTCGGCGACGACGAACTTGATGCGCTGCTCGCGGAACCTGAGACTGAAGCCACTGGCGAGACGGACGATGATGCTGCTCCCGAAACGCCCGATGCAGCGGTCACGACTCCAAGCGACGTGTGGCTTCTGGGCGACCACCGGCTGCTGTGCGGAGATGCCACGCAGATAGAAGCTGTGGAGAAGGTGCTCGCCGGAGGTCTCGCCGACATGGTCTTCACCGATCCGCCGTACAACGTGAACTACGGCGCAACGATGAAGGACAAGCTCCGCGGCAAAAAGCGCAAGATCACAAACGACGACCTGGGCGAAAGCTTCGAGCGGTTCCTTCGCGACACCTGCGTCAACATCCTCGCAGTGACCAAGGGTGCCGTCTACATCTGCATGTCGTCCTCGGAGCTGCACACGCTGCACAGGGCGTTCACCGACGCTGGCGGCCACTGGTCGACGTTCGTCATCTGGGCCAAGCACGTCTTCACGATGGGCCGCTCGGATTACCAACGGCAATATGAGCCGATTCTTTACGGCTGGAAGGAAGGCGTGGACCACTACTGGTGCGGCGCACGCGACCAGGGCGACGTGTGGTTCGTGAAAAAGCCTGTGTCGAACGATCTGCACCCGACGATGAAGCCGGTCGAGCTGGTCGAGCGCGCCATTCGCAACTCCAGTAAGAGCCGCGATACCGTGCTTGACCCGTTCGCGGGATCCGGCTCGACGGCGATCGCGTGCGAGAAGACGGGCCGCCAGGCGCGGCTCATTGAGCTCGAGCCAAAGTACTGCGATGTGATCGTCCGCCGGTGGCAGGAGTTCAGCGGCAGGGAGGCGAGGCTCGAAGGGGACGGGCGGAAGTACGCCGAAATCGCCGCTGAGCGGCTCGGAATAGCCGCATGAATCGAACGATGCCGCCGGGAGATTGCGGTCATCAAGAAGGAAATCCTAGCCGGCAATCCGGATTTGCAGGGACTCTGCCTCGCCTTGTCCGACTGGTCTGCCGAGTTGCGGATTCTTGAAAGGCTTCCGTGGAAAACCACCTTTTTCAACTGCTGATTCCCGGCATCGGCCTTGTGTCGGGGCTGATTGCGGCCTACGTGAGTCTCCAGAACCGGGCGTTGCTGGCCGAAGTACGCCAAGAACTGGCCGAGCAGGAGAACCGCATCATATCCAGGTTAAACGGCCTGTACGTGCGCTCAGCCGAATGCCAGCTTCGCGAAGAGAACGTGCATATGCGGCTGGACGCGATCACCGAGGAGATCCGGAAGAGAAACGCCGCCGGTTTATGAACCGGACGGCGAAAGGAGCGCTACTGTGATTTGCTCCGGTAGCGCCAGCGCAGGTAGGCGAGGTAGAGGCGGCCGATCAGAAGCCAGAAGCAGCCTGGCTTCGGCTCTCTGGCGGCGGGTGGCTGCGACTTCGCGGCTTCGAGATAGCGGAGGAGGAGGCGCTGCTCCTCCTCACCGCGGTCGCCGAACTCGATCATCATGGCGGGCCCTACTTCGCGATGCGGTAGGCGCGGGCGCCCTCGGGCGTCTTGACGGACTCGACAGTGAGACCCATCTTCTTGCTGAGGCTGCCGGAGATGAAGCCACGCACCGAATGCGTCATCCAGCCTGTGACGGACATGATCTCCTGCAACGTGGCGCCCTCGGGGCGGCGCAGCATCTCCAGCACGATGGCCTTCTTGCTGCCCTCGCGCGCTGTGGGCGCGGCGCCCTCGGGCTTGGCCGCCTTCCTCGGCCTCTTGGCTTTCGGCGCGACGTCGGCCGCCTGTGGCGCGGCGGGGGCGTCCAGTCGCTGGATGGCCCTCCAAAGGCGCGCCACGGCCGTCTTGCGGTCTGTGAACTTCTTGACCGGCTTCAGGTCGTCGAAAGGCGCCACGCCGGCGAAGCTGTTCCAGATCTGGACCAGGCGGTCGGCGGGCCAGTTGGCGGCAAGCTTGGCAAGCTCCTTCTCGCTGGCGAAGTGCTCCTGACCTTCCGGGATCTGCTCGGCGGCGGGGAAGGCCGTGATGTTGTGGTCGGTATCAATGGCGAACAGTCGCATGATTCGGTTTCTCCTGGTTATCGGGTCATGCCGGCGAGCTCGTCGTCGGCAGTAATCGAGAGGTTCTTGTAATAGCCGCTGGCCAGGCGCGCCCAGCCGAACGGCGTCGAGATTTCATGGCGCGCGGCGATGCGGCTTAACTTCAGCCGGTGCGTGCCGTTGTCGAACTCCTTCTTGAGATGGCCCCAGCGGTCGAGCTTCCAGCCGTTCCGCGTGGCCCAGGCGATCAACTCTTCGCGGGTGATCATGGTGACTTCATTCATTGCTTCGGTTCCGCGGGAAGGCAAGCGGAATCGAACAACTGAATCCAGCGACGTTTCAAACAGATCGGGGCAGGCATGTCGGGTCGGCTGATGAGCCAGGCCGAGTACGCGCGGCACCGCGGCAAAAGTCGCCAGTACATCAGCCGGCTGGCGAAGGCCGGGGTGCTGGTGATGCGTGGCGGCAAGGTCGACGCCGCCGCATCCGATGCGGTGCTCGACGATCGTCCGGAGCCGGTCTCCGAGCGGGTCGTGATGGCGCCGGCGGAAGCCGCCTCGACCGGTGCGACGACCTTCGCGCAGGCCAAGACCGCCGACATGGTCTTCAAGGCCAAGCTCCGCAAGATGGAGTACGACGTCCGGATAGGCAAGCTCGTCGAGGCGGAGTTGGTCAAGCAGCGCTGGTCGGCCATCTACCGGCTGATCGTTGACCGGATCCTGGCCTGGCCTAACCGGCTAGCGCCCGAGGTGGCTGCACTGACCGACGAGCGGCAGGTGCGCGAGGTGATCCTGCGGGAGGCGCGGGCGCTGGTCAACGAGCTGCGCGCCGACGTGCAGTATGCGCGTTGAAGAGATCCAGATCCTGGCGGCCGAGGTGTTGGCGCCGCCGCCGGACCTCACGGTTTCCGCGTGGGCCGATCAGAACCGGCGATTGTCGTCGGAATCGGCCGCGGAGAAGGGCGAGTGGCGCACGGACCGCGCCCCGTATCAGCGCGCCGTGATGGACGCCATGGGGCCGGCGAGCCCGTACGAGACGGTCGTCATGATGTGGGCAGCCCAGAGCGGAAAGTCGAGTCTGCTTGAAAACTTTCTGGGCTACATCATCGAGCTCGATCCGGGGCCGGTATTGCTGGTCGAGCCGCGCGAGGTGGATGCGGAGGCCTTCTCGAAGGACCGTCTGGCGCCCATGCTGCGCGACACGCCATGTCTGCACGGCAAGGTGGCCGACGCGCGCTCGCGCGACTCCAACAATACGATCCTGCACAAGAAGTTTCTGGGTGGCAACATCACCCTGGCGGCCGCGAACTCGCCCGCCGGCTTGGCGATGCGCTCGATTCGCTATTGCATGCTCGACGAAGTGGACCGGTATCCCGCGAGCGCCGGCAGCGAAGGCGACCCGGTGAACCTGGCCATCACCCGCACGGCGAACTTCTGGAACCGGAAAATTGTGCTGTGCTCGACGCCCACGACCAAGGGCGCCTCGCGCATCGAACAGGCCTGGTTGCAGTCAAACCAGCAGAGCTACTGGGTGCCGTGCCCTCACTGCGGAAGCTTCCAGGTGCTGCGGTGGGACAACCTCCTCTGGCCGAAGCGCGAGCCGGAGAAGGCCCAATATCGCTGCGAGCACTGCTCGCGGATGATCGCCGACTGGCAGAAGCACCAGATGCTCAAGGCCGGCGAGTGGCGCGCGGCACGGCCGGAGGTGACCGATGTCGCCGGGTTCTGGATCAACGGCCTGTACTCGCCCTGGCGCAAGTGGGGCGCGCTGGCCAAGAAGTTCCTCGCGGATAAACGCTCGGTTGAAACGCTGCGCGAATTCGTAAACACAGTGCTGGCCGAGCCTTGGGACGATGCCGCGGAGACCACGGTCGACCAAGCCGCGGTCATGGCGCGCCGCGAGCACTACCGCGCGGCCGTTCCCTACGGGGCGGCGGTGCTGACCGCAGGCGTCGACGTGCAGAAGGACCGGCTCGAGCTGGAACTCGTGGGCTGGGGGCGCGGCGAGGAGTCGTGGTCGATCGAGTACCGCGTGCTGCCGGGCGATCCTTCGGGCGCGCTGGTCTGGCAGGAGCTCGATACTTACCTCGAGCGCCGCTGGCCGCACGAGACCGGCATCTCGCTTCCGATCTCCGCATGCGCCATCGATGCTGGCTACGAATCGCAGGCCGTGTATGAGTTCTGCCGGATGCGGTATCATCGGCGCATCTTCGCGGTGAAAGGCAAGGGCGGCCCACTTCCGGTCTGGCCGCGCAAACCGACGGCGAAGAACATCCGCGGCGAGAAGCCCTGGATCGTGGGCACGGACACCGCCAAAGAAACCATCTACGGGCGGCTCAAGAATCCGACGCCGGGGACGCCCGGAGACTCGCACTTTCCAGCGAACCGCGAGGAGGCGTACTTCGAGCAGCTCCTGGGCGAGGTCCTGGTAACGACATACGCCAAGGGCCAGCCAAAGCGCGAGTGGCGGCCGAAGCCCGGCGTGCGGCAGGAGGCGCTCGACGCGCGTGTATACGCTTTTGCCGCGCTGCGGGCGCTTGTCTCGATGGGGCTGTCGCTCGACAACGAAGCCGACCGGATCCTGGCGGCCAACCGCCCGCGTCCGGTTCCGGATGACGACCGGGAGCGCGATCGATGGCTGGGGGATCGAGCAAGGAGGTGGCTGTCTCGATGAAGGTGCGCAGTGAACCTCGGGGCGTCCGCAGCGCGTGGGAATACCTGGTGATGACCGGCGAAGCCGAATCGCCGGAGTGGCTTGCCGAACGCGGCGCTGAAGGGTGGGAACTGGTGGCCGTGGTGCGCGAGTTTGGCACGCGGGCGACGTTCTACTTCAAGCGGAGGCGCCAGTAAATGGCGTGGACCCAGGCGCAACTCGATGCGATCGAAGCCGCGATCGCGAGCGGTGAGCTGACCGTTCGCTTCGGCGACCGCACGGTCACTTACCGCTCAATGCAGGAACTGCTCCAGGCCCGCTCCCTGATCAAGGAAGCGCTGGCAGCGGAATCGGGCACCGCCACGGACCGCTTCAGCTTCGCGCAGACCTCAAAAGGATGAACTGGCTCGACAAGGCGATTTCCTGGATCGCTCCCGAGGCAGGGTTGCGCCGGCTGCGCGCGCGCCGCGCGGGGGAACTGATCCGGCTGGCCTACGAGGGTGCGCGAACAGACCGGCGCACCGGTGGATGGATCACCACGGGCAACTCGGCCAACGCCGAAATCGCCGTGGCGCTCTCCAAGCTCCGCGAGCGCTCCCGCGACCTGATCCGCAACAATGCCTACGCCGCGCGCGCCGTAGCGGAGGTCGTTGGCAACGCGATCGGCACGGGCATCACGGTGCAGGCGCGCAGCGGCGCGCCCGAGGCCGACCGCACGATCAACGCTGTGTGGGCCGACTGGATGGAGGAGTGCGACGCCGACAGGCAGCTGGACTTCTATGGACTTCAGGCCCTGGTGGCACGCACGGTGTTCGAGAGCGGCGAATGCCTGGTGCGCTTCCGGCAGCAGCGCGAAAGCGACGGCTTTACGGTTCCGTTGCAGCTCCAGGTGCTCGAGCCGGATTACCTCGACCACACGAAAACCCAGAAGACCGAGACGGGCTACATCATCCAAGGGGTTGAGTTCGATCGGGTTGGCCGCCGCATCTTCTACTGGCTTTATGGACAGCATCCCGGTGACATCGTGCAGACAGGGGTACGGGGCGGAGCGGCGCTGCAATCCCTGCGGGTGCCTGCCAGCGAAGTGTTGCACATCTACCGCAAGGACCGGCCCGGCCAGGTTCGCGGCGTGCCATGGCTCGCGCCCGTCGTGGTCACACTGCGCGACCTCGACGAATACGAGGAGGCCGAACTGGTCCGTAAGAAGATCGAGGCCTGCTTTGCGGCGTTCGTGACACAGCCGCAGGGCCCCGAGGGACCGCCGATCGCGCCGGCCGCCCCGGATCCTGCGACGGGCAAGCGGGTCGAAAGCTTCGAGCCGGGTATGATCGAGTACCTGAAGCCGGGCGAGGAGATCACCTTCGCCTCGCCCACGACCTCCGCCGGATACCGGGATTACGTTGCGGCGAAGCAGGCGCAGATCGCCACGGGGCTGAATCTTACCTACGAACAACTGACGGGCGATCTTTCGCGCGTGAACTACTCCTCGTACCGCGCCGGGCTGCTCAGCTTCCGCAACGGCATCGAGGGATTCCGCTGGCTGACCTTTATCCCGATGTTCTGCACGCCGGTCTGGGAACGCTTCGTCACGGTCGCCTATGCCGCCGGCGCGATTCCCCGGCCAAGCCCGATCCGAGCGGAATGGACGCCGCCGGGGTTCGGCAGCGTCGACCCGTACAAGGATTCGATAGCGGTTTTGAATCAGATTCGCACGGGCACCTTGACGTTGCGGCAGGCCATCGCGATGCAGGGCTACGACCCCGACGCGCAGCTTGAGCAGATCGCCGAAATCAACCGAATGCTCGACACGAAAGGCATCGTGCTCGATGGCGATCCGCGCAGAGTCACGCAGACAGGCACTCAACAGAAGGACATTTCATGAGCGGACAAGAACTTTCAATCCGGCAAAATCTTGCCGAATATCCGGCACGAGAGCGGCTGGAAGCCCAGTTTGAAGCCTTGGCGCCGGCCGACCGCGACGAGCGCACCGCGACGCTCACCTGGTACACCGGCGCGGCCGTGCGCCGCTACGATGCGCGCGGCCCCTACGAAATGCGTTTCTCGATGGAGCCGGGCGCGATCCGTATGGGCCGCCTGACGAGCGGCTCGGCGCCGCTGCTCAACTCGCACCGCGATTTCACGGTGGACGATGTGATCGGCGTCATCACCAAGGCTTGGATCGAGAACGGCCAGGGCAAGGCGACGGTGCGATTCTCCAAGCGCGCCGATGTCGATCCGATCTGGCACGACGTCGAGGATGGCATCCTCCGTAACGCCTCAATGGGAGTGGCCATTCACGCTGTCGAGGATGTGACCGCGCAGGGCGCGGAGATGCGCCGGGTCCTGGTCACCGATTGGGAGCCTGAGGAGGTGTCGCTGGTCCCGATCGGCGCCGACCCGGGCGCAGGATTCAAGTTCGAACGGGCAACTGGCCCACAGGAGCAGAAGATGGAAGAAACCATCCTTGACGCGGGCGGAGAAGCCCGTGTCGAAATCAACCTGGATGCCGAGCGCGAGACCGCGGCGCTGGCCGAACGCGCGCGCATCCACGAAATCGAAAAGGTTGGCCGGGCGGTCGGACTTGACGAGCGGCTCGTGGCACAGCACGTCGAAGCCGGCACCTCGGTCGAGGACTTCCGCAAGGTTGCGCTCGATGAACTCGCCAAGCGGAGCGAGGCGGCGCCGATCCGCAGCGCGGCCGCCGTGGTCACGCGCGACGAGGCCGAAACGCGGCGGGCGGGGATTACGGCGGCGCTGTTGCACCGCTACGATCCGGCGCTGTTTCCGCTGAAGGACGAACTCGGCCGCGACTGGGCCGGGCAGACGCTGCTCGACCTGGCGCGCGAGTGCCTGGAGGCCTCCGGCACGCGCACTCGCCGCATGCCGCGGCACGAGATCGCCAAGCTTGCGCTCTCGACCTCGGATTTCCCGTACATCTTGGCCGATGTAGCGAACAAGACCTTGCACCAAGCCTACGACGCCTACCCGCGCACGTTCCTGCCGTTCTCTCGGCGGCGCTCGGCGGTCGATTTCAAGAACATCAACGCCGTGCAGTTGGGCGAGGCGCCGAGCCTCCAGAAGGTGAACGAGAAGGGCGAGTTCACTCACGGCTCGATCGGTGAATCGAAGGAGACCTACAAGCTCGCCACCTACGGCCGCATCGTCTCGATCACCCGGCAGGTGATCATCAACGACGACCTGGGCGCGTTCACGCGCATTCCGGCCGGCTTCGGCGTGGCCGCGGCAACGCTTGAAAGCGATACGGTCTGGGGGATTATTACGTCGAACCCGAACATGGGCGACGGCGTGGCGCTGTTCCATGCCAACCACGCGAACCTGAACTCGGGTGCGGGGAGCGCGCTGGCGCTGGTCGGGTTGGGCGGCGGCATGGCCGCCATGGCCAAGCAGAAGGGCCTCGACGGCATCACCACGCTGAACGTGCAGGCGCGCTACCTGGCCGTGCCGGTGGCCTTGCAGCTCACCGCGTTCCAGTTAGTGGCGTCGAATCTCGCGCCGGCGCAGTCGACCAACGTGGTGCCGGAGTACATCCGGGCGCTGACGCCGATTGCAGAGCCGCGCCTCGACGCCGCGAGCGCCACGGCCTGGTACCTGTTCGCCGCCCCGGATCAGATCGACACGATCGAGTACGCCTACCTCGAAGGCCAGGACGGCGTGTACATCGAAACGCGCCAGGGCTTTGACGTGGATGGTGTCGAAATCAAGGCGCGCCTCGATTTCGGGGCCAAGGCCATCGACTGGCGCGGCATGCAGAAGAACGCGGGCGCTTGATCAGGAGGACTGAACGATGAAGAACTACGTGCAGAAAGGTGAAAC